GGACAACACTGATGAGTGGTGATATTACACCAAAAGAGTATCAGGAGTATTTGTTCAATCAGATGGTTTGTTATGGTGCACTTGAAGGTGCAGTAGATCTACCAGAAGAATACAAACGTGTGTTTCGTGCAAACGAAATCTTTGAAGACATGCATGAACTGATGAAAGAATTCAATCTTCAACCGATTGAAACTGCACTAGAAACAACTGTAGAATACGTGAACTATATTGAGAGCATTAAGAATGACAACCATCGTCTTCTTGCACACTTGTATGTACGTCATTTTGGTGACTTGCATGGTGGTCAGATGATCTCAAAGAAAGTGCCAGGCAGTGGTAAGTATTATCAGTTCGAAGATAGATATGAACTAATCAAAGGGATGCGTACATTACTTGATGATTCGATGGCAGACGAAGCAAGAATTTGTTTTGATTTTGCATTTCGATCTTTCGAGGAAATGAGCACAGATGAGTGAGCACGCTGATAAGTTAAAAGGATTCGCATTTTTTCTCGAAACACAATTCGATAAATACCTCAACCAATGGGATAATAAAAAACACTTCCAACACCTTCATGGGTGGCAAGATGATTTTTGGAATAGTGATCTCGTTGAAAAATGTCATCTTAAAACGATTGACTTGTTAGAAGAACGTAAACTATGGTTACTACATCTTAATATATTTCCACGGCCAGGCTGGGACATCCCTATCCTTGGTTGTGATATTGTTGCAGGCCCTAATAAGATTAGTGGTGCGTTCTTTGATTTTTCTCCAGTTGTCCATGACGATCACGAAATGTGTAAACACTTCAATGATCAGACACAAAAGTTTACTTGGAAGAAACCACGTGAACTGCCTCCTTGGGCAAAGGAGATCTTCAGTGACCACATGATGGCAATCGGAAACGTGCGTGGTGAGGAAACAGATAACTTCCTTCTTGCCATTTCCCAATTAATATGTTATTATCTAAAGAACATGGAAGATAAAGCAGTGCAGGTAGATTTCTCTACACGAGAGATCCTCAACAAGTATTGTATTAATCAGAAGAAGAATGATCAGTTGCACAACAGTATACGTGCAATGGGTATCAGTGACGAAGCAAAAGACTACTATGTAAACAACGTATTATTTGAAGAGATCAATGACTAAAACTTTACTTACCCTTGGGGATAGTTGGACAGACAGTGAATATCCTGGCTATGCACCCAACGGTGTAGTAACTTGGGCTGAACAAGTAATAGAAAAGATGGAAGGTTGGAAACTCGTCAACCTTGCACAAGAAGCATCTGGTAATGAAAAAATTATGAAGACTGGTGTAGACTATCTTCGTGACAATACACCAGATGCAATCTGCGTGTTGTGGTCAGAACAACATAGAGAGGATTTCTACAATCGTCATAACTTGATGCCTATCTCTGCAATGTATAATAAATCGTGTGATCCGAAGACTACAGAGATATACAACGTTGAGGCGGTTTATGATTCTCTTGTGAATACAAACTTACACTTAAATGTACCTAAAGAATATTTTAGAAACCTGTACATTCTTCAAAGTTTTGCAGACATGAAGGGTATACCGATATATCACGGACAGGGTACTAAGTTGTGGTCGAAATGGATATACAATAAGGTGGGCAAGAAAGTTGGAAACCGATTGTGGCGAGAATGGTTAACTGCATTCATAGAGTGTGAGTACTTTGAGATGTTTGATAAAGATCACAAAAACTTTGTGGGATGGCCTATGCAACATGGTATTACCAGTAAGGGGTTTGCTTTCACCGAAAGGTTTGATGGTAGACACAGAATATCTGGTGATGATCCACACCCTAATACAAAGGGACATGAAATGATTGCTTATGAGTTCTTGAAGAAACTAAAGGCAAAGGAAACAATCGTCAATGCCTAAACTTCTCGCAGTGGGATGCAGTTGGACAGATCAGAACTACAACACTCCAGTTAACGACGAACATGGTATAAAGACATGGCCGACACTTCTTGGTGATTCCTTGGGGTACGAAACCATTAACATGGGCATATCTGGTTCTGGTAACAACAGTATCATGAAACAAGCAATCAATGGTATCCACAGAGAGAATCCCGATTTGATCTGTGTCTTGTGGTCGAACCAAGGCAGAATTGATCTATGGAACTTCGAACACCTCTTGCCATTCAATCTATTTTTTGGTAATATACAGAATATAGAAAGGTGGTCATCGTTAACTCAAAAGTTTGCGGCCACGATGGTAAGGAGACTTATACACGATGAGGAAGATTTAAATGTTATTGACGAGTTCTTTAGAAATATGTTTATTCTTAATGACATTGCAACTCATAGGAACATACCGATATACTTTGGTACGGCTATAAAAATATGGCCTCACACTCATTATAAGGTTCAAAGCAAGAACGTTGATGAGGTTAAACGATATAAAAGATTCATGAAAGAGTGGATTAGAAACTCCTACTTTAATGAGTTCGATAAGAAGAAGTATAAAGAAAAATTTATCGGGTGGCCATGGTTAGAAGAAGCGGGTGGTTTTACGATGGAAGAATTGTTGAAAGATAAAGATCGAAATCCGATACATCGTATCTCAGCAGAAGATACTCACCCCAATGCAAAAGGACACGAGGTAATCGCAAATGAGTTTCTTAAGAAGATTAAAATATAAAATCCGAATTTTTTTCGCAAGATGGGATAAAGATGAGGAACCAGAAACATTCATCTATGAAGAGGAAGATACAGGCAAATGAATACAACTGTGGTGTCACTAACACCAGAAAAAATACATCACGCTATTGCAGAACAAATCGCAAGAGGCGTACCATACATTGACGCATTGATTACTTACGCAGAAAAGAACAATCTGGAAATAGAATCTGTGGCTGATGTGATTAAAAAGTCCTCTATTCTAAAGGAAAAGATTCGCAGAGAGGCAACTGAACTTAGAATGGTAAAGAAACCCGAAGAAGAACAGCTTGATGTAACAACATTATGTGATTGATATGGCCAACTTGGAACCTCTAGGACTTCGATCATCAGAAGATCCCATTGAAAATATTAAAACAGTACTTGACAACTATGACCATATTGGTATATGGTTGAGTGGTGGTGCAGACTCAGCGTTGGGTTTGTATTTACTTCAGATGTATAATACGAATACAACTATCTTGCCTTTGCATGGTATGGACATTCGTAGATGGAGAGATGGTCAAACAAAACTTTCTGAGGGTGCAACTGAAGACATCATAAAGGTGATAAGGAAAAGACAACCAGAAAAGTCTCATCTACTTCACGATATGTATTGTTTTGATTATGAAAAAGAGGACTGGGAGACTAAGGCAAAATATCACCAACCAGTTGAAGATGGACTACGTGCAGATGGGACAATACAAGTCGCACTTAATTTTGTGACAAAGAACCCTCCAATCCAACTCCATAATCAACAAGAACCACGTAGAGATAATAAGAAAGCAAAGGTTCGGAGACCTTTCGCTCGACGTGATAAAAAATGGGTTGCAAGTTTGTATGAAGAATATGACTTGATGAAAGACCTATTCCCACTAACTGTATCTTGCATTTCGCCATGGGATGAACCATGCAAACAATGTTTCTGGTGCAAGGAAAAGAAGTGGGCTTTTGGAATGTATGATGGTGGAATTAAAAATGATCGAATTACCAAAATATATAAACGACGAGTCGTATAAGGTATACGTAACATACCTTGCAATGAAGAGACATTTCACTTCACCAAAGTACGATTATCATAAATATAATGGTAGAGTAAGTGCATCGTTTGACTCTTTTAAGAAGCGAACGGATGCATATTATTTTGCAAAACTGTCAAAGAATGATGACTATGAGAACGTCCTTCTCGCACACATGATCAAGAATCCAAACACTTGGATACGAGACGTTGTCGAGGATGACTACATTTACTTTGACTGGAAGAAAAAGATAGATGCGCTTGGCTATACCTTCAAGTCTGAACTCAAAAATTTAGACGACGACTGGAAGACAAATTTCATATCGCATGGTGGACAACACCCTTTGATTTTGACGTTGCGTTTGCAACAGAAGATCTCCTTGGAGACGTTTACCATATTGACCCATGTCGCAAATATTTTTGATTATTGGGAGCAGAATTTGCTTGACAAATACGTGGCTTCTGATATAATACAACAATCAAGAAAGTACTTTCCCTTCTTGATGTTGGATGTGAAACGATTCAAGACTATGGTCAAGGATCACTTTGACATATAACACAACGCAAATACAACGTAATACAACGCTATAAAGGAGAATAATTATGGCATCAGACTTTAACGCACTCAAGAAGAACCGTTCTAAGTCACTAGACAAGTTGAATGCTCAACTTGACAAAATCACCACAAAATCATATGCAGATCCCAATGAAGGGAAGTTTTGGAAACCAACTCGTGACAAAGCGGGTAATGGGTTTGCAATCATTCGTTTCTTGGCACCAACCCAAGGGGAAGAAGTGCCGTTTGTACGTATCTGGGATCATGGTTTCCAAGGGCCAACAGGTCAGTGGTATATCGAAAACTCTCTGACTACACTGAATCAAGACGATCCAGTATCAGAGTATAACTCAAAACTGTGGAACTCTGGTGTGGAGTCCGACAAGGAACTCGCACGTAAACAGAAACGTCGACTGAAGTATGTGTCGAACATCTTGGTGATCAAGGATTCAGCGAATCCTGAGAACGAAGGTCAAGTCTTCATGTACCAGTACGGTAAGAAGATCTTTGATAAACTCAACGATCTGATGAACCCTCAGTTTGAGGACGAGACTCCAGTAAACCCATTCGACTTCTGGGAAGGTGCAAACTTCCGTCTGAAGATTCGTAAGTTCGAAGGTTACCCAAACTATGACAAGTCAGAGTTTGATGCGCCATCAGCACTATTCGAAGACGATGCAGAAATCGAATCAGCATGGCAAAAGCAACACAAGTTGCAAGACCTT